ACTTTAAAGACATAATGAAAAGCATGGGGCTATGGAACTATAAGGGATGGCACTCAACAAGCAAAACGTACACATTTAACAATGGTTCAAAGATAAAATTCACCGGCCTAGACGTTCCACAAAAGGCACACGGTAAGAAACAAAATATTACCTGGTTAAACGAAGCCATGGAGGCGGATTATAATAGTGCTAGGCAATTAATGATGCGTACTAGTGATTTAATCATATTTGACTACAACCCTTCCGCAGAAGATCACTGGATTTTCGACAAAATTATAACTAGAGATGATTGTAAGTTCATAAAGTCAACCTATAAAGACAATCCTTGGTTAGAGCAAAACATTATTGATGAGATTGAGAGGCTAGAACCAACAGAGAGTAATATCAGGCAAGGCTCGGCAGACGAAGTTCTATGGAAAATCTATGGGTTGGGTCTGAGGGCTGCGCATAAGGGGCTTATCTTCCCTGAGTTTACAATCGTGGATAGTTTGCCAGAAGGTAGGATTAAAGACTTCTATGGGCTAGATTTCGGCTTTACAAACGACCCTACGGCTTTGATTAACATTGTATTAGGGGAAGACAAAGAGCTTTACTTTGATCAAGTTATACATAAGAGAGGATTAGTCAACAGGCTAGACCCTAACAACCCACAACAGGAAAGTATTGAGGGTGAAATGTTAAAAAATAGGGTATCTAAGAAAAGTAGAATTTGGGCAGACGGTGCCGAGCCTAAGACAATCCAAGATTTAAATAATGCGGGCTGGTCTTTATGTATGGCAGCTGACAAGGGACCTGGAAGTATTAATGCCGGTATTCAGTCAATTAAACGGTATAAAATAAATATAACAGCTCGATCAGTTGATATGATCAAGGAAGCTAGGAATTACAAATGGCGAGAAGACAGAAGAACAGGGAAAACTTTAAATATTCCAGTCGATGCCTTCAATCATTGCTGGGATGGTTCAAGATATGGCTGTATTATGGAAGTGAAAGAACTATGGGAAGACAACCTTAAGGCTAGGACTCAAGAGGAAATTTTTGCCGAGGAAGTAATGAATGATATAAACTTTATAGATAGCGAAGAAAGCCCTTGGAATTTCAATTGATTGGTTGTATGGTTTTCCTTCACAAGGGGGTGCAATGTTTGGATTATATACAAAAACAAGGTTAGACAAATCTTAATAAGGGGCGAATAATGATTTTTAAAATAACAGAAAAGCGAGTCTTAACTGCCCAGAAGTATCAACCCCAAACTGTAGCTGGTCCAGAAAAGGGAAGTTTTCAAAAAAAGAAGATAACTACTTATTGGGTCTTATTTATCCCTATCTATACACGACAGAAACTAATAGACGGCGGTCAAGAACATGAATTTAACTTCTCAATTCCTGAAATTGCTCCGAATATTGCGCTAATAGTGCCAGAAGAGACAAGTGAAGACCGCGATGCATACGACCCAGAAAAAAACCTAATTAATCAAATGAAGGGTGAAGTTGAGGTTAATTTTGACTAGAATTAAACTAATGCTAGGAGATTGTTTAAAACTAATGAAAGACATTCCCGACAACTCGATAGATATGTGTTTAACCGATCCGCCTTATGGCACAACACAATGTAAATGGGATAGCGTTATAGACTTCAAACTAATGTGGGAGCAATTAAAACGCATCGTAAAAGATAACGGAGCAATTTGCCTATTTGGAAGTGAGCCGCTTAGTAGTCGCTTGAGACTGAGTAACATTAAGATGTTTAAATATGATTGGATATGGGAGAAGCATCATAAGACAGGGCATTTAAACGCCAAGAAGCGACCAATGAAAAAATGCGAATTAATTAGTGTTTTTTATGAAAGACAACCCCGATATACCCCTCAAGGGCTAATAGACTGTAATAAAAATATGTTAAACTCAAAGAGTGACTCTTTGAGGACTAAAGATAATGCGACAAGTACAGTTAGTGGTGGTTTAACTCGTAAGCCTTATAAGCAATTGAAAACTAATTATCCTGTTGAATTATTAAAGTTTAACTCTTGCAATGGAAACCTCTCACACCCAACCCAAAAACCAGTTGCATTACTAGAATACCTAATCAAAACCTATACCCTTGAAAATGAAACTGTTTTAGACTTCACAATGGGTAGCGGCAGCACCGGGGTAGCTTGCCATAACCTAAAGCGTAAGTTCATTGGCATAGAGCAAGATGATAAATATTTTAAAATAGCTAGGCAAAGGATAGAAGATCACGCAGCACAAGGAAAATTTCTTTAATCCTTTGACTTCTCGCAAGCGTTAACTTCCTTTTTCTTTAACTTTTCGGCGTAGTTATCACTTACTTTTATGCCAGCGTCGTGGAATTCTTTGATTATTTTATCGTCAAATACAGAACTTGGTAGGTCACTGTTCTGTTTTACTTCTTCATTACCAGCACAAGTCAAGCCTTTGGCCCTCATTTTACTTTCAAAGTCCTTTCTCCCAGTGCAATGCTCGCCTAATGCTGGATTATATCCCGCTTGGAAGGCATCAGAGCCGCGACGTTGTTCATTTCCCATGAAGCTAATGCTAGTGGGTATCAATTTAATAGTTGCGCATCGACACTTTATGCACCTAACTTTCCTCGCGCTATCCTTCATTGGTAGTGTTTTCTCAAAGATATGTTCGCACTTTTTGCACTCGTAACGATAAATTGGCATCCGTACCCCCTATTTACTAATTAAAATTAAGTTCGTATTATTATACTAACTAATCTTGAAAGGAAAACCCCATGAATGAAAAGAATCGAAAAGTTCTTGATTTAACTGCCAAATACTTTAAAGAGTCTGACAATTATAAAAGATCAAAAACTGACGGTTGGGAAGAAAATGAAAGAATGTACGCTGGAGATCATTGGGCGCATTCTGACAAAAAACCAGTTAAAAACCTTATGCGAATGGTAGTAGAGGCCGAGGTGCCGATTCTTACCGACTCGCAAAGTACGCCACAAGTCGTTGCGGTAGACCCTGAAAGACAAGAGGACGCGAAAGTTTTAGACTCATGCCTTCAATACACACTAGATCAACAAAATTTCACGATGAAAGACGTTGATAACGTTAGAGAAAGCCTTGCAGTAGGTCCTTCTTTTATGATGGTCGGTTACGACCCCGATGGTGACAATGGGGAGGGTGCAGTAACTTTAAACCCTGCAAATTGGCGTTTTATATGGGCAGACCCAACGGTAAGCAATATTGACGACGCGGCTTACTTAATTGAACAGTCATACATTAGAATTGAGGAGTTAAAACGAAGATACCCAAAAAGTAAAGATAAGATAATGATGTCTGGTCACTCTGAGATGAAAGACACTAGCGATAATAGTAATTATTATATTGACGAAACAAAATGGAGTCCTACAGGTGACGGCGGGGAAGAAAACAGGTTTGCAAGCGATGATTTAACAACATATCGCAAAACGTGGTTTAAAGACTATTCAGAGGAGAAAATTCCAGAGGACGAAATTCTAGAAGATATTAAGTCGGAGATAGAGCTATTAATGAGTGGTGAGCCTGTTGATATGGATAGATATATGAACCATGAAGCCCACCTTGTTGCACTCGCACAACTCCATGAAAGCGTTTTACAAATGGAGCCAACAGAGGAGACAATGATTGTCCCGATTTTAATAGAAAATGCACTAGAAACCCATACGACCTATTTAGAGTTGAACCCTGATGGAACTAGACCGAAATATTTAAACAATATGAGGCTGTTAATTACAACCAATAATCATACATTGGTACTTTATGACGGTGGAATAGAGGATAGCGATGACGGTCTTTTTCCAATAGCAGAATATTATTGTTATAAGACAAAGACGATTTACTCTGAGTCGGAAATTCAACACGTAAAAAGCGCGCAAAAATCCTACAATGACATGGATTTCGCCGAATATGTAAGCCTACGCTTGAACAGTAATCCAGGATGGCTTAAAGATAATAATAGTGGAGTGTCAGACGCTTCTCTAACTAATAAGCCTGGTTTAGTGGTTACTAAAAACCAAGGTTCAGAAGTTAAAAGGTTTGAGCCTGGCGTAACATCGCCACAACTTGCATCAAGGAAAGCCGACGAAAAGAACAGTATTCAAATAATAAGCGGTATGAATGAAATTTCTCAAGGTTCTGCACCTTCTGGCGTTACTGCAGCAAGGGCGTTTAGGACACTACAGGAACAATCGGTTGGTAGGGTAAGAATGAAAACTAGAATTAAGGAGCAATATACAAACCCGAGGACCGCAAAGCTAGTGCTTGGTAGAGTTGTCAAAAACTGGACAAATGAAAGAAAATTAAGGGTTTATGATGCCGATGGTTCGATCAAGTATATAGACTTTACTCCAGACATGGTTCAGGACTTAAAATATGACGTTAAAGCCGTACCAGGAACGACTGCCGGACTAGATAAAGAGTCAATTTTTTCACTATATAACAACCTTCTCAATGAGGGAAAAATTGACGTTAAAACGTTTTTTAGTGTTATTGATATTCCTTATAAGCAGCGCGTCCTTGAGAGTATAGCCCAAAACGATGAAACTCAAATGATGGTTGAACAGTTAGCTGCAGAAAACGAAGAAATGAAAGCCATGTTAATACAAAACGGATTATTGGCACCGCCAGAAGAAGAGGCACCAGTTTAGTTTGACATTTCACATGGTTAAAATACATAATTAACAAAAAGGAAATTTTATGCTTAAACGGATTTACGAAAGACTTATGAATGACAACGTAGAAGCTGCCAGCACTGGAGGAGTTGACAATTCTAGTGTTGACTATAGTGACATGGAAGGAATTACTAGCGAAGACCTTGACGGCTTAAACAAGGCCAATGACTTTGAATTTGACGAAGAAGAAGCTGGAGACTTGCTAGTTGACGATAAAAAAGAAGAAGAAGAAGACCACGAAGAAGCAAGCTATCCAGAAGGGGAAAGTCCAGAGGATTTACTTGCAGAACTTAAAGGCGAAGAGAAGGAAGAAAATACAGACGATGAACAAAATATAGAAGGCGAAGGAAAAGAAGATAATACCCAAACTTATGAAGTTGCTGGAAAAGATGTAACAGTTGCCGAGCTAATCAAGAGTTATGAGTCTAAAGGCACCATTACTGAGTCGCAAAAAGCAATTGATACTGCAATGGCAGACATTGAGCAACAGAAAGAGGCTTTTACTGCCGAGATGGACACTTTTAGGCAAGAAAACCAAAAATCAGTTGAATTGTCTTCACAGTTAGATTTTGTTATTCCGATTATTAAAAGAAACAATCCTGAGCTTATGGCCGAGTTCGATGAAGAGTTCGACAACGCCATAGCTTATTATAAGAATCCTGTAGTAGAACAACTGCAAAAAGAAATGGTCAACCTTAAAGCTGGAATTACTCAAAAAGAAGACACTACGAAGTTAAATGAGTTTTTCGGTGAGTGGGCAAAGGCTACCAGTGGGATTATTCCTAAACTGGCAAAACATGGAATTAATGTCGATCAAAATTCCATAATGAAGCACTGGGCAAACGGTGTTGATGTTAAAAAAGCCATCTTTGCGGAGTATGGCGGTATGCTGGAAAAAGCAATGACATCAAGAAAGACAGTTGATAAGGCTAGGAATGCCGCGAAGAACAGGAAGGCAGCAAGTCTAAAAGGGCTTAGCAGCAAGACGAAACAACCGATTAACCATAGTGAATTCGCTGATTATGGCGATATTGCAAACTATGCGGTCGGATTACTTAAACAATAAAATTAGGAGTCATAAATGACAAATCCATTTACGCAACTAGAAGCTCTAACGAACAAACTTATCATGCCGAAGCTAGTTTTCAATATCCTTAACACTAATAAAGTGCTTAAGCGTTTTAACCGTAAAGGTTTTTTACAGTTGAAATCAGGTGGAACAAAGATAACTGCACCTATCGTATCAAGCGAAAACGGAAGCGGCGGATCTTTTAACGGTAAGACTGATCTTGACATTTCTGCAAATGAAAACATTACGGCCGCAGAATATGCTTGGAAACATTATTACGAAAGTCTTAGATTGTATCAAGTTGATATTGACTTAAACGGCACTCCAGAAGGTATTTTGGACCTTGTTGCTCAGAAAGCAAAAATTACAGAAAGATTAATGAAAGAAAATCTAGCTGATGGTATCTTTTCTGATGGAACTGGAAACTCTAGTCTTGATATTACTGGCTTGCAAGCTCTAATGTCAGACTCTACTACTTATGGTGGAATAGCTGTTGCAGACGTTGCAACTTGGATTGCTCAAATTTTGGACAACACAACCGACAGACCTGTAACCCTTCCTTTGCTTTCTCAGGCATTAGGACAAGCTCAATTTGACGAAGATGGCGTTAGTGCAATGTATATGCGTCAAAACGTCCACGATCAAGTTAACTCTAACTTCCTAGCAACGCAGAAAATTGTTAATGAAGAAATGGGAAAACTAGGATTTAAGGGAGTTTTAGAGTATGAAGGACGACCATTAATTATAGATAGTCATATGCCAGCTCAAAAAATTTATGGCGTTGATGAAAAGAACACGTATCTTGTTGTCCACCGGAAAAGAAATCTTAAAGTTGTTTCACACGAATCTCTTGAGACTTCTGACTCTATGTTGAAAAAATTGTTCTGGTCTGGAAACCTTGTTTGTGGTTCTAGAAGATCAAACTTTTCACTAGAAGACATTAAAGTAAACTCATAATCTTAGGAGGATATAATGAAATTATTTATCACGTTAATAACTCTCTGTTTTGTTACCATGTCTTATGCCTATCAGGGCATTAATCAAGACAATATGTATGATTCTAAAGGTGCTGTTGCTGCACAATCGCAGCTTTTTATAAAAGTTTATAGCGCACTGGCAATTGCAGCCGGAACTTTAGTAATTGCAAGCGTTTCATCTGATGATGGAATTGCGGTAACTACTATGACGGCTTCTGCTACAGCTCAAAAGCCATATTGCATGGTGGCCGAAGCGATAGCTGCGAAGGGGTACGGAAAATGTCAAATCAGAGGCTTTACTGATGTATTGCTTTTTGACGCCGCAACAACTGCCGTCGCTGGCGAGCAAGTTTTTGCTGGTTCTGCAACTGCCGGATATTCAACTGCAACTGCTTCTGGCAGTATCAGTGCTTATCAGTCACCTGTAGGGCAATTTTTGGACGCTTCTTCCACGCTTGGTGCGATTGAGGCAATCTTAGACCTGTAATGAATAACGACTTCTTCGGGGTTGTCTTAATGGCAACCCCTTTTTTTGTTCAGTTTGACCCAATAGTAATTGACCCACTATTATATAAATCTCTAATCTTTAATTTTTTCGCCGTTTTGTCGCTATTTTTAACAATCAAAAGAAAATTACCAATGAGCCTAAAGTTAATAATTGGCACTACTTTAATATTGCTATTTTTTAATCAGTATTTTATGGCTTCAAACCTAGTAATAAGGCAGTATTTTTGCATTTGTTGTGGGTGTATAATGTTAATACAGGCTTACAGGTGCATAACTGATATTAAAATAATCTTAAATTTTATTGCATTACTGTCAATAATTGTCAGTATTTGGTTCTTTTTGGAGAGTTTTTTTGGTTTTTATCCCTATAAGTTTTTGGCAAATATTCAGGGGGCTGGCATGATTGGCAATATGTCAGAACTGCAAGGACCCCTACATAATAAAATGACTAGTGGAATTCTAATGGCAGTTTGCTTCCCTGTTTTACTTAGAAGAAAGTGGGCGTTTTTTACAATATTGCCCTTACTTGCAGCTTACAAAATAAGCTCAGCTAGCGCACTTCTTCCCATGTTGGGGTCATTGGTCATATTTTCAATGGCAAGGCTTAAAATGGCGCGTTTTGTCCTAATATGGTCGGTTCTAGTGGCTTGTCTATCGGCTCCGTTATATTTCGATGAGTTTAGTGGTTATATGGCCGGAACAGGAAGGGTTGAAGTCTGGAAAAACACAATTAAATGGAACGATCAACAAATCTTCGGAAAAGGTTTGGGATATTTTGCCCCAAACTATGCGAGGATATTCCAGAAAGGAAAGAAGCGCGGACTGTTCAGAAGTACACATAATGATTTTGTTGAAACGTATTTTGTCGGTGGTTTTTTGCTGTTGTCTCTATTGTTGATTATGTTTTACATGCTTTCTTGTGCTACACACTATATTTTTCATGCTTTCTTTTTAACATTTGCTTTGGTTTTTACGGTTGGTTTTCCTTTACACATCGGGGCAATTACTACGATAATTATATTATCATTTTGCATTTCACAAATCTATAGGAGCGAAAAATGGCATTTACTTATGAAAGACAAGAACCACTACTAAACATTGGCGGCGCGTGGCTTTATATTTTTAAAGTTGACTTTGACGGTGTAACAGGTGGGAAAATTACAACAGGACTTAACAACGTTTTAAGTGCTAAATATATTCCAAACACAAGCGACAAGCACGGAATAGTTTACAAGAATTCTGCAAGTGCTTCTAATGTAGAAGATGATGCCGGAGATGTCTACGTCGACTCTGTAACTTCCGACGATGAGGGAATTGTTGAAGTAATAGGCATTTAATGGGCTGGAATTCATACGATTTAATAACTCAATTCGCGAAGGACTTAAGCGAGTCAGGAAATACGGCCTTTAGGGCAAATATTCTTGACTATCTTAATGAGATTCAAAACGATTGGGCCAGCAGATTTAGTTGGCCCCATTTGCGAAGAAGGGGAAAAAAATACCTTGCTATAAGTACCGATGAGCATAATCTGTTCATGGATGCACCAGGAGCACCAACGGCAACGATTGCAAGTGGCGGCTCATTGGTAGAGGATAGCGTTTACAAAGTTTTAATTACATTTTATGAGAGTATATCAAAGGCGGAATCCAGAGCAGGGACAGCCTCAACGGCTGTAACTGCCACGGCTGCAAACAATACTATAAATTTAACAGCCGTTCCAATATCGGACGAAAGTCTAGTAACTCATAGAAACATTTATCTAAAAAAAGATGATGGTAATTATTACTATTATGGGACGATTAGCGACAACACAACACTAACTGCAACCATTACTGCCGATGTTGACTCGACAAGAGAAGCTCCAGACTATAGTTTTATTCAAAAAATTGACGGTAGCCCATGGGTAGAAAGTGGCGCGGCTAATTACTTAGAGTATAAGGCACTTGATCAGTTGCGTTTCATGTTTAGAGGCGCGTGGGGTGAGGGTACTCCAGAATGTTGGGGCAGTGTTGACGAAGATAGAATCGCAATTTATCCAAAATTATCATCAAGTTTAGAATTGAATTTTTATTATTTTCAAAATCCTCCAAATCTTTTCGATAGTACAGACAGTCAACCGTCAATGCCGTCAAACTTAAAAGAAATTTTAAAAGCTGGCATAATCTGGAAGGGTTACGAATATAAGGACAGAGATGGACAGGATGGAAAATTTAGCAAATACGATGGCTTATTAAAAGACTATATTTCAAGGGCCGGAAGGGTTATAAAAACATCATCACAAGTACGCGATGTAATGGGAAGCAATGACGGCTGGATATTAAACTAAGGAAGGCCCATGGCACTGAACAATCGGGCATCATTAAAAGTACAAAAGTTTAATCTTGCCGTATCTTATCGAATAAATGAAACAGAAAACAAGTTAAGAGATTGTAGAAACGTTTATTCTGGGCAAGACCGCCTAATAAAACGCAACGGTGCGAGCAGATACAATGGTGTAGCTTTACCAAGCTCTGTCTTATCAACCTCTTATTATGAAAAGTCTAATAGTGCGAGAAGCGTTCTGGCTAAGGCCGGAGAAAATATTTATAGTGTTGCAGTGGCAGGCCAACATACTTTATTGAAAAGTGGTCTAACCTCAACAACAAAACACAGGGCCATAACTTTGAACGATAGGCATATCTCTGTCATTGAGGGTGATGGATTGTTTTCATACGATGGAGCAATTTTTACACAATTAGGACAGGTTGCCCCATCTGGTTTTGGCGTTGATGTTTGGGTTGGCGGCTCACTTGCGGCAGAAACTTATGGAATAAAACTAACATTTTACGCAAGTGGAACAGGGTTTGAAACAAATGCTAGTTCGGCAGAATCTTGTACGCTTGGCGCGGCAAATCTTGCTCTGAAAATATCTGGAATTCCTATTAGTGCCGCCAATAAGGCCGTTGACAAGGTTAGGATTTATATGAGTAAAGGCACCGGCCTATACTACTATAGCGGCGAGGTAGATCTTGGAACTATAAGGGCGTATGTTTACGCAGAAGTCTCAAGCTCTCAGGTGCCACCTATCGTCAATGCACCCCCCAAGGCTGGAGGCGGCAAGTACCTAACTACGTTTAATAGAAAACTTGTTTATGCTGGGAATGAAACATACCCAAATGATGTTTTCTTTTCAGAGCAAGATCTACCAGACGCTTTTGATGATGACGGTGACACTAATCTGGTTTTATATGGTGAGGGTAACGGAAAAATAACTGGACTCGCTACAGGCTTTTATTCTGACGGTAGCATGGAGCCTTACCTATGTATTTTTAAAAAATCTTCAATAGAGGTTTATTCCGAGAAGGGCGGTTTTGCCAGGAAAGTTATGGTTGACCCGGGCATAGGTTGCGTTTCTCACGATACAATAATCGTAAAATCTTCTGGGAACGTTTTCTTTTTATCAGAAAGGGGCTGGAGAGTTATTGTTAATGGCTCTCTAATAGAGGATGATAAAAACAACCCATTAACTCTAGGAAATGGAGATATAGACGATATTTTCACTTCATACGGATATGAATATGAGGTTGCGAAAACGCAGCTTGAAAACAGCCATTCAGTTTTTTACCCACCGTTAGACCAATATATAACATGGGTTGCCGAGGGTGTTTCTACTGATTTCAAGAAAGCCTATGTTTACGAGTTTTCTAGCTCTGGCGGGTTTAAGGTTTATAATTTTAGCGTTAATTGCACATGCTCATGTATTGCAGAAGATGCGGACGGTAATAAAATTGTATTATATGGTTCATCTAATGGGTTTTTACACAGCCATTCAATACTGGAAAGTAAAAACGATGTTGATACTAGTGGGACGGCAATATCTATGGAAACTTACGCGTATACTACGTGGATTGTCGGGAAGGATTACGATGCCACATATAACTTTAGGGAATTAGTTATGCGTGGGGTTTCAAGCATTCAAGATGTAATAATTAGGGGGTATATAAATTTTATTACAAGCGAACATAATAGCAATACGTTAAATTTTGACCCAACTGGAGAAAATAGCTTTATTTTAGATATATCACTATTAGATGTGGGGCTGCTTGCAGAAGGGAGAATGCCAGTAACGGACAGGACAGACATTAACCGGACTGGCGAATGTTTATCTTTAGGATTTTATCAAAATACACTAGATGCCGATATGCAACTAATATCTTATCAGTTAGACTATAATAAAAATAAAAACAGGAATAAGTAATGAATTTAATAATAACTATTTTGACACTCTTCTTAATTTCTAGCGCAAACGCTGGGACTTGCACATCAATTAGTCGCACAAACAATGTTGCAAATACAGTATTGACCTCGACAAAGTATAATGCAGATTTAAATACTAGCTACACGGCAATTAATTCGGCAGACGGCGGGTGCATTACAGATGGGACGCTTGAAAAGTCGAGCTTATCGTCGTCTGATTTTTCCACCATCGTAAATGCTCCCAAAATAGGTTGTAAGGTTGAAATTCACGATGCCAACACATTGGCGGTAAGTAAGTGTAAAATATCAGTAAACGGCAGCGACGTTTCTTCCGCAAGTAGCACAGCAACATGGTTGTGTACTGACTGCTCAGCGGAAGCGGCAAGCACATCATATTATTTATATGCAAAAACAGGTTCTACAGGGTCAACCTTAGATTTACTAATATCAGTGACGGCCCCAAATGGTGATGGGTACGACGTTAGCGGCAATAGGGCACTAGCTAAATTTTACAATAATGCGTCAAGTGATATTCTTTTCACAAGTTTGCAGCAATGGAACGAGACTGGCTTTAAGTTCGATGTTGTAGACACTTCAAATTATTTATTTACACTTAGCTCTGGATTTGGGCTTGGAACTAACTCTGGTTATATGTATAAGGTTGCAGATAGGCTAATCGGCCAAGTTGCTATAAAGTCAGCAAGCACAGCCGCCAGTGATCTATATGTAACGTTGAGTGAAGACTATATAGACGTCAATAGGCTTGGTATTTTAGCAGTATCAGCCTCAACTTCCGCCGTTGGAATAGCTACCAGAATTAGTGGTACAACTGATTTCAATACTGCCGGCTATAGCTTTTTGGCTTATGTCAATAAGTCGCACAAGGATAGAATTTACGTAGGGAAAGCGGCTGCAAGTGCTTCTGAAATAGCACCAGCGCAAGGCACAGACCTTACCGACGAAGATGGTTTAATAATTCAGTTTGACGTCCCTCTGGCAGGCGCATTGGACGAATAGGGGTAATTATGGGTTTCACTAGACAATGGAAAAAAGTAAGTGGCGCACTCTTTGGACATAAAGCAGAAGATCCAACAATGCAGACGTTGGAAGTTGATCCCGACACTAAGCGAACACAGGAAGCCGCTAGGGGTGCCCAGCGACAAGGCTTATCTTCGTTAATGAAATCCATGAATGCACCAAGAGCAAGCGCGAGCGATATTTTAGGGGCACAAGAAAGAAGCGTCAGGGGTGTGGGTGAAGACGCTGCTAGAAATATACGGTCACAAATTGCCAGAAGTGGCATGGGTCGCTCATCTATTGGCTTATCTGCCCTAATTGGCGCAAAAAGAAAAACAGGGCAACAGTTAGGAGATATTCGAGCACAGGCACCACTATTGAGAAATCAACTGGCTGATCAGGCAATGGCAAGACAACAACAGTTAATCGGTGGGGCTGGGAACATATTGGCACGACCAGGAGAGCAACGGCAGGCTTATGGAATGCCAGGAAAAGCAGCGACAAGCGGATTAGCACCAATGCTGTTTGGTATGGGTGGTGCCGGAGCTGGTGGAATAGCCGGCGGCATGTTTGGTGGTCCAGGAGGAGCGGCTGCCGGTAGCCAAGCAGGTGGACAGGCTGGTTCTGGATTTGGTCAAGGTTTATCAGGATTATTTAGGAGATAAAAATGGCAAGACTAGCGGGAAGTCCTTTTTCTGGAATGAAGTTTGCAGACGAGCAAGACGAAGCCCAGAAACAACAAGGATTTCAAAATTTTCTAGGTGGAATAACCAAGGGTTTTTCCGATGTTGTCAATGCTAAGCAAGGCGAAGAAAATAAATTAAGACAGCGAGCACTAGAGC